CCATGTAGGTAATAAGTTCTTCAGCGTTAGGTGTAATGTGAATAAGTTTGACTTGGTGGGTAGTCATTTATGATCTAATTGGTTGTAAGCGGATGGACGAATGTCATCGTAGTTAGATGGGATATAGCGATGCCGAGTAGATACCGTATAACCATCATCATCAAATGATTGTTGCTTTAACTCACTATAAGTTTGTACTGCTCTAAAGACATGTGTAGGTGTCTTACGATATGTTCTACTCATACGTTAACGGAAGTGAGGAGAGAGTTAATAACAGTAGTGACGGTAGTGGGAGGAGCTGCGCTCCTAATCCCTCACAGTACTCACAGTATTAACCGTAAATAGTGTAGGTTAGTGGAAGTTTGTGTCTTTTGGTTATACAGTACTTACGGTAATAACCGCCTACGGCGTGTTCTACAGTAAAGAAGATATAACCCCCTCTAGAAAGACTTATGTTAACTTCCCCAAGGTTAACTGTCTAGAGAGTAATAGTAGCTGGTGAACAAAGATAAAGGAAGGAATAGATGTGTCTCGATAGTGCGTGCTAACGCACGTTAGAGGCATGTCTATTCCTTACCCCTCGGAGAAAGTGGTCCACCCTCCACTCTCCCCTTAATCGGGTGGGATCTGTTTAGGTTGCGGCTTAGCAGCCACTAGACCCATGTAGGAATAGAGCTTTTTGTCTTACCTCTAGCCTTTCGTCTTTGATCTAAATTCATCCCAAAGACTAAGTGATTTGTAGCAGCTTGAGGGTCATCTAGGAATGTGTCTAATACGTCTTGCCACTCTTCCTGTTTACGCATTTTAACAGCTTCATAAGCACTAATGCCCATAGCATCTGTAAAGTATTTAACACCTTGTGCTAATGAGTCTAATCTGTCGTCATGTTTAACTGCCCCCTTTTCACGACACATTCTACTCATTTGGTAGAAGAGCATATACAGTAAACGTTCCTCAGGTGGTGCATCCTTATTGGAAGAGTAGTCCCACTCCACCACCCCACGATCAACGATGAGTCGGTGTTGGTTCATGACTGGTTCTAGAGCATCGATAATCCTGTCTTCCTTTCGGACATTAGCTCTTACTTCCTCTACGTCTATTGCTTGTTTAGTTTGTTGGAGGTGCTTCTTAAACAGTTCTGCGACGATACCGTCTCCGAAGTTTGTTTCGATGAGTAATTTAGTAACATTGTACCGCTTACACCCACGCAAGATGTCAAGAAGTGTATTGTCGCTATAACCGTCGCGATAAGCTCGTACTTCGTGAACGTAGAGAAACCCATTCTTTTGACTTATGTATGTTGCTGCTGTTTCATCACTTCCCCTACCACTTGGGTCTACGGAGCAGATGGTCTCGGTGTAGTCACTCCAGTCACCCTGAAGTTGCATAGGAGAATAGAAGTAGTCACCAGGCAGTCCTACGGTAGGGAGATCTTTGAGGACATTACGCGGATCAGAACACCACACCACAGCATCAGGTGCTTGAGTCGGATTAACAGAGGTAATGACAAGATCACTAAATTTAAGTGGGAACTTCTCTGCATCACTAAGTGTTGTGTCTAGCTGAAACTGCAGCATGAAGTTACTACGACCCATAGCAGCTTCACGTTCTACTAGGTCATCACTAGTAAAGCGATCAGGGTCTGTTGGTGCCCACTCCTCGACACCCATCTCAATGTCTTCTACAATCTGTGGGGATAGTAGACCTTCGTACTGAGATAGTTTATCCTTACGTGGATAGCGTGATGGCCAAACAAAGGGTCGGTAGTTACGTTCGGCTAGCTTACGATAAATAGTAAAGGTAGTCTGTGGTGTACCAAGGTACATAATACGACTATCCTTCTTAGGTGTTAAAATGGACTCAGCCTCAGTACAGAGTTGCAATAGCTTCTCACGCATCATCTCAGTCATCGAGTTACCAGGCACCTCAATGTCATCAAGAATCATCAAGTCGGCCCTGGAGCCTGTCAATTGACCAGTGATACCAACACTCTTAACGGATGGTGCTTGGTGAGGTGAACAATTAACATCAAAGCTAATACGGCTCCATCGACTATCATCACTCTTAGGTCTAAGGTGCACTAGCCATGGTGTCTCAATGATCAACTTCTGAAGGAAGATAGACATGTTATCAGCCCTTTCTTTAGAAGCACTAATAATCATGACCTTACGTTCAGGGTCATTAAAAAGTGTCCACAACACAAACGCTCCAGTAATCCAGCTTTTACCGACTCCTCGGAAGGCTTGAATCTGTAGTCGTTTAGGTCCGTGTTGTAAGTAGTCAGCAATGGCGTACTGTGCTCGGGTTGGAGAAGGAAGATCAAGCTGTTGCCACAGTGCTTGTAGAAACAGCTTGAAATCATCCTTGAGTGCATCAAGGACGTTCATCATACACCTTTCAACTTGCCAAATGACATTCCATATTGGGAATACATTTTGTTCATTCGTTCAAGTTCTTTACCTGCAGCCTTAGTGCCTTGACGACGCAATGTTTCAGCGTGATCTTTAAGGATTTGACGATCAGAATCACTAAGGTAACCAGCAATTTTCATCTCATTGCGCTTAGAAGCGGCTGTATTGGATGTTTTCATGGATTATGGTAGAATATACGTAAGAGCGCCTAGAGGCCCCTTGTAGAGGCTCCTAGGCACCAATGGTGAAGGTTTAATCAGCAAGCTTTACTCGCGGTTTGATGTAGGCATTATGGATACGTTCCACACGACCAATACCAGAAGTAATAGAGCGTAGTTGTTGTTGAGGATCCTTAGGTCTAATCCTCATCTCAGGATCATACGGCATGTTCATCAATGCCCCAATATTAAGTGAAGCATTTTTAGCTGGGAAGTAACCATGCCCCACTTGAGCACGACCCATAGGGTTTTGACCGTTGATGTATCCAATCTTTAGGTCACGTAGTAGTTGTTGTATCTTCTCTTGAATAGTTTGTTGTTTAGGTTTAGGCATCAGATGTCCCTATTACCAAATACTTTACTAAAAGCACTTTTAATAGGATTAACAATAAAGTACTGAGCTTCATTTGTAATCCTAGCACCTACCGGGTTAACTACTTTATTAACCTTAGGCATTAAGTTAGTAACCTGTTGTACTGTCTGCTGTATAGCTTGCCGTTGTTGTTTAGTAGCAGCCCCTGTACCACGTTGTACTTCACGCCATTGACCCCCTTTTTGCTCTAAACCATAACCAGGTTTATCCATTAAGGTGTTAGTGTCAGTGTTAAGAGGGCGTAGTTTACCGCCAACATTTACCATTGCAATAGTTGGCTCAGGAGCACCTTGTAAATCACCTAACGGAGTAAAGGTTTCAGCAGCAACAGGAATGGCTTCGGCTGGGTTACCGCTTAGTAGTGCCTGTCCAATAGCAGCAACAGCACCAAGTTTACCAGCTTTTCCTAAAGTTTTGCCAAGTTTAGGTGTTTTATATGGAACAACCGTAGTACCTTCTTGAACGATACGCATTGGACCAGATTGAGCTACTGCACTACCACGACTCATTGTAGCAGATAGATTAGCCTGTTGTGCCCTAACAGCTTCTTCACCAACTTGAGCCATTGCATCTTTCTGTTTCCATGCTCTCATTTCCAGTGTAGCTGGATCAATACCAGCTTCACCAGTGAGATCAGGTTGCCATTTCTTTTTTCTAACATCTGTAGGAATATCAGATGCCCACCTTGTTTGACCTTTAATGTTAGAAGGCATACCAGATACTGGTGTTACCATTCTTTCATCAGCCGCCATAGCCAACTCATCACTAATTCTAGGAGCAGCTGGCATACCCTCTGAATCTAATACTTTTTCATAGTAAGCTTCAATCCAGTTTTTAGGAACACCTAATTGTCCCATGACTTCTACTGGCCAACGTGGTAATGCACCGTGCAGGGAGTTACGCATACCATGCTCAGGCCACATATTCTCCCGAGCAATGCTACCACCAGTTTTAGCGCCAGCTACGTGTCCACGGTGAAACTGCTTATGAAACTGCCTTTGAATAGTTACACGTTCGCCTTCAGACAAGTTATTCCAATCAT